GCCCTAAGTTCGAGATTCGTGTGTACAACACTTTCCGTGAGGCTGTGCTGGGTGGGATTTCCAGCATGACAATGTTAAACAGGCTTGATCTGCTTATCTCAAATGAAAAGCAAGAGGTCAGTGTTTGTGCCCGTAAGATGAATCAATGGGGCGTTGGCGGCCGTAAGAACGTGCTTGAAGTTACTAGGCAGAACCTGATTGACCAAATGGATCCCGATATGGTCGCAATAATGCAGGGGCAGGCATAAATGAAGTTTGTTGTTATCGGGCATCATAAGCGCCGTGAGCAAGCCGAGGCCTTGGCTGAGTCTCTCGGTGCGCATCTGCTGATGGATGAGGATAACTATGGCGCCAATGCCGGGCACCACCGGGCTATTGAATGGGCCGCAGAGCAGTCAGAGCGGGTGATTGTGATGGAGGATGATGCCCAGCCTGTCGCTGGCTTTAGGGCGCTGGCGCAGTCATGGCTTGAGCGCTTCCCTGAACTCCTCTGTTCGTTCTACCTGGGCACCGGGCGCCCACCGCAGTACCAATCGAAGATAGCGGAAAAGCTTATCGCGGCTGACAAAACCCATGCTGACTACATCACACTGCCGCGCCTCATTCACGGCGTGTGTTACAGCGTACCGCAGGCGCACCTGCCCGCCGTGCTGAAACGCTGGGATAGTCACAAGGCAGCGGACTATGCAGTCGGTGATGCCTGGGGCGGTGTGGTGGTCTATCCGTGCTGGTCTTTGGTGGATCACCAGGACGGACTGTCGGTCGAGCGGCCATGGAATAATGCGCTGCGGCGCGAGCGGCGGGTGGCTTGGCGATTGCATCCCGGCGCTTCATTAAATGAGATCGATTCTCAATAGTATCAATGGCTACGGCTGTTTTTTTCAAAGGTACTCCCGGCAGGGGGCGTCATCCACGGGGCGATTACACCGCGGAAATCGACAGATTTTTGGTTATCTATGGCATGCAGCAGCGGTGATTTAATTTATTGATATAAATAGCTAATTGTTGAATTCGCTGCCGAATTAGTGAGGTTTTGATGAAGGGCGCTGCAGAATCCAAAGAGCGCCAGTTTAACGTGACCGAGCTGGGTGAACTGTGCGGCTGTAGCCGCGATACAGTCAGGGCCAGAATCAAGGCGCTGGGTATAGAGCCAGTGGCTAAGAATGCACAGGGTCATGGTTTATATCGGGCGTCAGATTTACTCATGCTTCGTCCCATCGATGAGGCTCCTGATATTGAAACAGACCCGTCCAGGATGCCGCCAAAGGACCGTAAGGACTGGTTCGATTCAGAAAAAGGTAGAGTTTGGCTCGATAAAGAAGAGCGGAGACTCATTCCTGCCAGTGAAGTTATCACCGTCTTTTCATCCATCACAAAGTCGGCTGTTCAGGTACTGAATACGTTGCCGGATATTCTCGAGCGTGATGAAGCTTTACCCCCTTCATCTGTGGCAAAAGTACAGCGAATCATCGATGTACTCCGTAATTCAATGGCAGATAAAACCTATAACTCCTGCGCCACGGCACTAAATTTTATTGAGGACGATACTGAATGACGCGCTATGCATCAGCCATAAAAATTGGGCAAGACCTTAGTAGTATTTTCAGGCCACCCAATCGTATGCCTGTTGCAGAGGCTGTGAAGAAATTCATGATGGTCCCGCGTGATGCGGGTAATGCCATGGAGTGGGATCCAGACCTCACTCCCTATATTGTTGAGCCGATGAACTGCCTGGCTTCGCGAGAGTTCGACGCGGTTATTTTCGTTGGCCCTGCCCGAACAGGTAAAACCCTCGGTCTGATTGATGGGTGGATTGTTTACAACGTTGTTTGTGATCCTTCTGACATGCTGGTGGTCCAGATGACTCAGGATAAAGCGCAGGAACACTCCAAGCGGCGACTTGCCCGAATGTTTCGTAGCAGTCCAGAGGTGACCCGAAGACTGAGCCCGCATCGTAATGATAACAACGTACACGATAAGATTTTTCGGGACGGGACATTTTTGAAGATCGGCTGGCCGTCGATCAATATCTTCTCTTCTTCTGATTATAAGTGTGTTGCGCTGACGGATTACGACCGCTTTCCAGAAAATATCGATGGTGAAGGTGATGGTTTTTCGCTCGCATCAAAACGAACAACCACCTATATGTCCCTCGGTATGACATTGGTTGAGAGTTCTCCGGGGCGGGATGTTGCCGATGTAAAATGGCGGCGTAGTACACCGCATCAGGCACCACCGGCAACAGGGATCCTTTCCTTATATAACCGTGGTGACCGCCGCCGCTGGTACTGGCCTTGCCCACATTGTCAGGAATACTTCCAGCCAAATGGTGATGCTGTTTCCGGGTACCGACACATTCCTGATCCGCTATTGGCAAGTGAGGCTGCTTTCATAGAATGCCCACACTGCACCGGAGAGATATCACCCGCGCAAAAGCGTGAGCTTAATGGTCGTGGTGTCTGGTTGCGAGATGGTGAGACGATCACCAAAGGTGGTGTTCGCGGCGGTGAACCCAGACGTTCGAGGGTCGCCAGTTTTTGGATGGAAGGCCCGGCTGCGGCATACCAAACGCTATCGCAATTGGTATATAAGATGCTGACGGCAGAGCAAGAGTATGAAACCACCGGCAGTGAAGAAACCCTGAAAGCGGTCATCAATACCGACTGGGGGCAGCCGTACTTGCCGCGTTCAGCACTGAATCAGCGTCGTGGTGATGAACTGATGGCCCGTGCTGAAGTGATGGAAAAGCGATTTGTGCCACCAGAAGTACGTTTTCTTGCGGCAGCAACCGATGTGCAAGGGGGGAAAAAACGCCGCTTTGTTGTGCAGATTATAGGTTATGGCCAGCACGGCGAACGCTGGGTTATCGACCGTTACAACATCAAAACATCCCTGCGCTGCGATGATAACGGCGAAGCGATGCCGATCGATCCAGGCGGATATATCGAAGACTGGAACCTGCTGATCACTGATGTACTGGAGAAAGAGTACCGGCTGATGAGCGATCCAACCCGCACTATGCCAGTGATGTGTATGGCTGTGGATAGCGGTGGTGAGGATGGGGTAACCGATAACGCTTATAAATTCTGGCGGCAGTGCCGGCAGGACGGGCTGGGAAAGCGCGTGTACCTGTTCAAAGGGGACAGCGCGGCCCGCAAGAAGTTGATCGCCAGGACCTACCCGGACAATACCAATCGTTCAGACCGTAAGGCCGGGGCACGCGGTGATGTCCCGCTGTACTTTCTTCAGACCGATCAGCTCAAAGACCGGATCCACAATGCGTTGCGTCGTGATGCTCCCGGCCCTAACTTCATTCATTTTCCTGACTGGCTGGGGGAATGGTTTTACGACGAACTGACCTATGAAGAACGAGGGCTGGATGGCAAATGGCGCAAGCCCGGAAAGGGGGCGAACGAAGCTCTCGACCTGATGGTTTACTGCCATGCGCTGGTAATTCTGCGTGGATACGAGCGAATCAAGGACTGGAGTAAACCGCCCGCTTGGGCAAAACCGCAGACCCTTAATCGGGCGGTGACCATCAACATGCCTGAAACCGATAAATCGACATACCGCTCTGTTCATGAAAAACAGACAGTGGCGCCACCACCGGCTGCGCCGAAGCCGGTAAAGCGGGTCAAAACATTCTGAGGACGCTATGCGCATCACGGAAATAAAACTCATGCGGGACCGGGCTGAGAAAGCCTATCTTGACGCGTTGGAGGCTAAGAGTCTAAGTATGAACGGGCGCAATCTGACCCGGCAGGACATCTCTCAACTCAAAGCCCAGTTTGATTACTGGGACCGTCGGTACCGGAAAGCCTGCGCTAAAGGCAAGGGCCAACCCTATTCACTGGTTAACTTCACGGGGCGCTGATGGGACTTTATACGAAAATTCTCGGCGTTATTGCCCCGCAACGGGCGCTTAGGCGAATGGCTGCGCAGGATCAGATAAAGGCGTATGAAGCTGCCAGGCCGTCGCGTACACATGCGGCGAAGCGGGAAAGGCACAGCGCCAATAATGCCGTTTTTGCCGCTGGGACATCGCTGCGGGAACAGGCGCGCTGGTTGGATGAAAACCACGACCTGGCATCGGGCATGCTCGATAAATTAGAAGAGCGGGTGGTGGGGGCCCGCGGGATCCAGATTGAGCCGCATCCTCTTGCGTTGCAGGGTGAGGTCCATGAAGCCTTTACCGCGCAAATCACCGCCGCCTGGGAAAAATGGTCGCAGTCGCCGGAAGTCACCGGCATGTTCAGCCTGGGGGAAGCCCAGCGCCTGATGCTCCGCAGTGCGCTGCGCGACGGGGAGGTCTTCATACAACTTGTGCGTGGGCCGGTTAAAGGCATTGAGTACACCACGCCCGTACAGTTTGCTTTTGAAATGCTGGAGGCCGACTTTGTTCCCATAAATTTATCAGGGGTGAACAACGGGCTTACCACCATTCAGGGGATCGATATTAATGCCTGGGGCCGCCCACTGGCCTATCACGTTTATCTGTCCCACCCACAGAGCGGCATCGGTACCACTCAGACCAAACGTATCGGTAAAGAGCGAATGCTGCACCTGGCGATGCGCAAGCGTCTTCATCAGCTGCGCGGGGTCTCGGTTTTTGCCAACGTCATCCAGCGACTGTCCGATTTGAAAGATTACGAAGATTCGGAGCGCGTAGCTGCGCGCATTGCGGCGATGCTTGGCTTCTGGATAAAACGTGGTGATGGTTCGGTATACGAAGAAGACAGTGGTGGCTGGGAGAGATCTGCGGATAAGTACCGTAGCTTTGATATGTCGGCGGGCACGATTTATGACGATCTGGCTCCCGGCGAAGAGCTGGAGATGCTGGAGTCCAACCGGCCAAACAGCAACATGGCGGATTTCCGCAATGGC